TAATACCAGTAGAGAAAGTTCCGTAAGAAGCAATAATAATTGCATTGCTTTCCTTCTCAGCAATTTCTCGAACTTCTTCTCTGGAATCTACATCAACTGAACCATGGACGAAGAATACTTTTCTATCGTCCTCTACCACATTATTTATCATTTCATAAAGTGGTTCACCATGCTTCTCGACATAGTTGAATAGAACCAATGTATTGCCATCTAAATCTTTAACTAGATTTTTGATGAGGTTGTTTCTCTTTTGACATGTAACGATATACTCCATCTCTGCATGGTAGTCTTCAAAGAACTGGTACTCATGCTTACACATAAGGATCTTGATTCTCAAATTAGATAAGTATCCTTTCTTAATTAGATCATCAGTCTTGGTAACCTTCTCACAGGCACCGAAGAGACCCTCCAGTACCCACTTATGAGTCTTGCTACCATCTAGTGTACCTGTAAACCCAAAGCGGTACTTAGCGTTGTGTAACTTGGTCATGATGCCTGTCAGACTCTTCGACTTAAATAGATGTGCTTCATCACCGATAACACACTCAATGTCATCAAAGTATCTTTTTGGGAATTTATAGATTGATTGCCAAGTTGAAATAACAACTGGTTTATCCGTATTTTTATCTTTGCCCGAATAAATGGTGTGACAATAGTCTTCGGCATTCCATCCATAGTCTTTAAAATCTTTTACCATCTGTTCTACTAGAGATGTAGTAGGAACAATTAATAGAATTTTTTTCTGTGTTGCGACATAGTATCTAACGATACTGTAGATCATTAATGACTTACCAGATCCTGTAGGGGATACAAATAATCCTCTATTGTTTTTTAGTGCTTGATAAACTGTACTATATTGATAATCTCTAGGTTGATACTTAGAGATCTTATCCATAAAAACTTTTACACCACCACGGGATACAAAATTATTAGATTCCTGTGCGTCACCATACCATTCATTTTCTTCATACGAGATACTATATTTTTTTTCTGATGCCCATACTTTAAGGTGATTTAATAACCCACCATAAAGTTCACCTGTACCTGGAGAGTACAAGCGAATCATTCCATCCCAATACCTAAATCTAGGTTGTCGTTTTAAAAATTTTGCTTCTGGTAATTCAAAAGAAAAGTAATCCGAAAGTTCGTGATGAATGTGAGGTTCTGACCTGAGAGTAAGGTAAACCTCGTTCTTTTTTTTAATTACAATGTCGGACATTAGTTTCCATTAATAAATCGCTCCCATTCAATAGCGTTTTTCACATGATAATTGCGAGCAGAGACTTGCTTTAGTACATGATCAAGATAATTGAGCATCATATCAATGTACTTAACTTTTGCTTCAATGTTAATGACTTCCTCATCAGCATCGAGATAGACTCTCATCTTTTCACTTGTTTTAATACTAGACCCAAAAGGTTTTTCGGCATAAGTTTTAGCATCTGCTTCACCGCCGTAATACTCTCGTTTTTCCTTTATAGTTTTTCTCAGTTCAAATTCTAGACTAGTCTTTACCTGTGAAAGATCCGTGTAATGGTTTAAGTATTTATTATGCAAGAAAGGGATCTCCATGGAGATCTTTCCTAGGTCGGTAGTATATTGTTTGTTACGAAATTCATGTTCAACGTAACTATCTTCTTTCCAATCAGTTTTTATACGTTCAAAAAGATTATGTAGTTTCTCAAAATTCATGTAATATTGTTAATGTTAAACTCAGTATACTTGAAGGTTGCCTGTGCTGTAAAGTACTCTTGATCAGATTGAGTAGCATCGAATGTTAATCCGGTAAGTGATACTGGAAACAAACGCTCGAAGTTAATAGCGTGAGATATATTATAGTGTGATGATGTGATAAACAACTGCCCTTGAGAGAATTCTATCTCATCGCTAGAATGCCCCTCAGACCCTCCGTTTTTTCTAATCCAGTTATGTATGCTTTTATAGTTTATGAGGTCTTCATCGACTATAAACTGCAGATTGAGGTCACCATAAGTAACACCACCACCAGGAGTTACTGGAAAATTTCTAAAGCGTGTCGCCACTTCAGTGAATGGCATTTGAATTTCAGGGATGCCTGCCGATTGGCAGAAAAAATCTACCCCTGAAAAGATTTCCAATTTTAATTGGAATCCTAACGGAGATAGATAATTTCTATTTGTTGGTTGTTCTTTATACCAATTAGCAGCCATAGTATGTCAGCTCCCAAGCAATACTATTTAGTCAGTCAGTCCAATCTTCAATTTCATAAAGGGGACAAGGTTCTTCCATCAGTAAATCATTTTTTACTTTAGCAATTCTTTCTTTGAGGTGCTGATTATCATCAAGCAAATCGTCAATAAAATCTAGATCTTTCATTGTCTGTATTCTTGTAATACTTTAAGGACTTCATTATAGGCATAATGAGCACCGTCTGTCCATTGTCCAGTTTTAGATGTATGCTTACTGCTTTCGTAAAGTTCTGTCTTCAATTTATATAGTCTTGCCAACATATCAACTTTCAGCATTGTGCTTCTAGGCATGGTTCATATTCATATTACATCTATTTAATAAAAAAGGGGACCCCGTTGGGATCCCCTGACAATCTATGTGAATTGGATCACATGAGGTTCGTAACTTGTACTCTTCTGTAGTACATGTTGGTGTTGGCGGTGAGAGTCTCTCCGTCAGGTGTTCCGTTGTACAATCCGTTAGTGGTAACGAAAGGATTGCTGACCATGCCGTAACGAGTCTTGAAACCAATTTTTGGTTGGAAGTTGTTAGGATCGATCGAGCGAACCATTTGAAGGGGAACGTATGGGCAGTAGAATAGTCCTGCGTCATAAGGTGAGGTTCCCTTGTAACCTACGACATAGTAGTGCTTGTCGCTAAGGTTAGCAGAGTAAGGATCAACATAGACCTTGATGCGACCATTGATGGTGCCAACAGCGAGGTTACCAGTGTCATCAACTTCACCGATGGAAGGACCACCAGCACCGCTGAGTCCGCTGCTGTAGTCAAGTACGCCTGCCATTGCAAGTGCAGAAGCAACGTCAGCAGAACAGATCAGGAAGTTGCCCTTTCCTCTACGAGTGTCTTGTGCAATTGCATTGCAGTCGCGCTCGATTTGGAAAAGAAGTCCTTTGAATTTCTCAACGGACCAACGACCATTGCTGTCAACGTCAAGGTCAAAGATACCAGCGTTAGCAACGTTGTTTGCAGCACCAGGCTTAGCAACGCTGTATACGCGACGGACGACTTCGCGGTTGATTTCTGCAAGGACTTCGCTAGACAAGATGTTAGCAAGTTCCTGCTCAGCATCAAGACCATGAATTGCCTTAAGGTCTTGTGCCAGTTCCAAGGTGTATTCTGCTTTCAAAGCTCTGGACTTAGCAGTCACAGAAGTCTTCTCAATGCTGAATGACATCTCGCGGAAGAGTTTGCCAGCATCGCCAGCTTGCTCTAGATCTTCGCGAGAGAAACCACGAGGAGTCTCGTAGGTGCCAGGTGAGGAATCGTTAAGCAGTGCAGGGTTGTTACCTTCTGCATCGCCACCAACGCCAGCGCCAGTTCTAGGGGTGTAAGCACCAGTAGTTGCATCGAGACCAGCAGTGAATCCTGCATCAGGCTCGTTGAACAATGCTTCTTCGCCAGCTTGGTTCTCGTAGCGTGAACGCATTGCGAAGATAAGTCCAGTAGGACCGCTCATGGGTTGAACGCCACAAACGTCATATGCCATCAAGTTAGGCATTGCGCGGCGAACAAGACTGATCAGAACTGGGTCGAAACCAGCAAGTCCTGCAGTGTTAGCAGATCCGAGAGCGGATCCACCAGGCGATACAGTGCCAGCGCCGAGGCTGTTAACTGCAACTTCTTGTAGCATTCCACGCTCTTCGCGTAGGAAGCGTTCTTGGTTTTCCAGGAGGACGGAGGTCACTGCCTTCTTGTAACGATCAGCAATAGGATTTGCTGCTTCATTGTTAAGAACAGGTGACCACTTTTCCTGGAGATGTTCTGCGTTAAACATTTTGTCTCCGAATTTTTTGTTAGGAATTGTGGATAGAATTAT